ATGCCTCCTAGAATTCCATCATTCTCTGTAGATTGGTATGCACGAGGCGGTGTATTCAACTCTCCTAGCATCATTGGGGTCGGAGAAGCTGGTCAAGAAGCGGTAATGCCTCTTGAACGGAATACAGGATGGATTTCTATCTTGGCTCAAAAACTGGCTGAAAGAATGCCTGCTAATAATGTACCTACAGGTTATTCATTACCGGCTGGCGACATCGTTATCCAAATCGCAGGCCATGAGTTCGGACGGGTAGCTATCCAAGAAATCAACAAGGAACATGAACGAGCAGGTCAAACCTTGCTCAAGATTTAGGAGGTTAAATGGCACAATTGACAATCAATGGGGTGGCTGTGAAGCCTCCCAAATCTTTTCAAGTCGGTATTCAAGATATCGATGGAGAGACAGGGCGTAATGCCAATGGCGACATGGTGCGTGACCGTATCACGACCAAACGCAAACTAGACTGTGAATGGGGTATGATGACTCAGGGAGAAATAAGTCAGCTTTTACATGCTGTATCATCTGAATTTTTTGAGGTATCTTATCCAGACCCCATGGATGGCCAAGTCACAAAGACTTTCTATGTCGGTGCTAGGACAGCTCCTAGCTATACCTTTACTGAGAAGTTTAAACCTTGGTCTGGCGCTAAATTTAATCTGGTAGAGAGGTAAGAAAATGGACGCTTTAACTAGACGACAATTTGACAGATCTATGTTTGCCAAGGAAAGGACGCTGGCTATTCGTGTTGGTGAATATGCTTCACGGGATATCAAAGAGGCTAGTTTTGAGTATGGCTACATCAAGGGCGATACTTATAAGCCTGGTGGAACCTGCGCTGGTAGCGGTAAAATTACCTTTACCAGTATCATTACCACGTTCAATAAGCTGGATACCCTGCACCCTGAGATTGGTCTACTGGTTGGGGATACCTACCAGTGGGTCAAGATGGGGGAATACTTCATCAACGATATTGAGATTGACCGAAACCGAAACACTACCACGCTTGAACTTATGGACGGTATGTTTAAGCTCAATCGTGAGTACGTGACGGACTTGCATTTCCCAGCTGAAGTACGAGAGGTTATTCAGGAAATCTGCCTGAAAACAGGCATTGAGTTAGCGAATGACTATTTCGGAATCAGCGCGATGCGTTATCATATTGAGCAAGTTCCTGAGGGCAAGAAACTTTCCTTTAGGGATATGCTGAGCGCTATGACTCAGATGATTGGGATGTCTTGTTTCTTCAACAGAGAAGGCAAGATGGAAATCCGTGATTTGACTGAGTCCAATATCACGATCAACGCTGACAGTTACTTCTTGCATGGCTTGACCAAGAGTGAGATTGAGTATCAGATAGCTGGTATCACTTGTAAGACGGACAAGAAGTCTCTGACGGTCGGTATGAAGACGGGCCGGTCTTTGGAACTGGACAATGTCTTCATGACCCAGAGCGCTTTAAATGACCTGTATTACAAACTGAAAAACCTAACTTACTATCCGTATAATCTCAACTACCAAGGACATTTGTTACTTGAGGTTGGGCAGTGGGTAACCATTCAGACCAACAAGAAAGAGACTTTTAAAGTTCCCGTGTTAAGTCAGAGCTTTACCTTTAAAGGTGGTCTGAGAGGTCGTATCAGTGCAGATAGTAAGGCTGGAAACGATACCCAGTATTCTTACGAGGGTACGATTACCAAGCAGATAAAGCAACAAGATGGCATTGAAGCGAAAATCCAAGCGCAGATTGAAGCAACAGATAAAGATTTTGACCAAAAGGTCGACAAAATCAAAAAAGACTTTAACGATCAAGTAGAACTGGCCAAAGCCAGAGCTGAAGAAGTCAAGAGAGAACTGTCTGACACTATCAATCAGCGATTTAATAGCTTTGACAACGGGCCATTGAAAGAAACTAAGAGCAAGGCTGAGGAAGCTTTGCGAAATGCTGGCGCAAGTAGTTCTCTTGCTCAGGAATCCAAGCGGATTGGGCTGGATTCTGTTGCTAGACTTGAAGCGTTTAAGTCGCAGACTACGAGCGCACAAACGGCTCTGTCGGGTGACTTGGACGCTCTGAAACGGACTATCGCGAATGATATTCGACCGAAGCAAGCACAGGCTGAAGCTGAGATTTCCAAGCAAGTTGAAGCACTTAGCCGGACTAAAAATGAACTGGCTGGCGCAAGTACCCTGCTTGCACAGGAAGCTAAGCGGATTGAGCTGGATTCTGTTGCTAGACTTGAAGCGTTTAAGTCGCAGACTACGAGCGCACAAACGGCTCTGTCGGGTGACTTGGACGCTCTGAAACGGACTATCGCGAATGATATTCGACCGAAGCAAGCACAGGCTGAAACTGAGATTTCCAAGCAAGTTGAAGCACTTAGCCGGACTAAAAATGAACTGGCTGGCGTGAAGTCAGCGCAAGCGACGTATGAGGAGACGACGACTCGTAGACTGTCAGAACTGACCAACTTGGCCAATGGTAAAGCCAGCAAGTCAGAACTCACGCAAACAGCTGAGGAGCTGGCTAGTCGGATTGCGAGTGTGCAGGCAGGTAGTTCACGGAATTACTTCAGGAATTCACGTTCAAGAACGTTTACAACAGGAGGTCAAGCGGTATACGACTATCGAACATTCATAGTTCCTGATTTCTGGAAGAACAGTGACAGGTTCAAGCGTGATTATGTTCGCATATCTTTTGATGTGACTTTCCCTGTCGCCCTAGTAAATGACATGCCTGCTATGGTGCATTTTAGTGCTCATCCATGGTATGCCTACAGAAACTTAATTTTTAAAGGTGGAACTGTCGAACGCCAACATTTTGAGTTTACGATTGACTTGTCTAGTTCTTCTGAGGACTATCAGACTAATAATGTGTTCATTCGTTTTGGTACTAATTATGGATTTCCTGCTGGTCTGCAGGTTGTCATTGAGAACGCTATGTTATCGGTTGGTAATTATTTTCCAGCCTATCAACCAGCGTATGAAGACCAAGAAGACCGTGTCTCAGTAGTCGAATCCAACTTTAAGCAGCGTGCTAATTCACTCGACGCTGGTGTAAGCCGTCTGACTGAAGGGCTTAGAACTAAAGCCGATATCAGCTCACTCAATGTGACTGCTGAAAATATCCGGCAATCTGTGAAGAGTCTTGAGACAGACACGCAGAACAAACTAAATCAGAAGTTGAGTCAGGCTGAATTTGAGGTGCGAGCTGGCTCTATCCGTCAGGAAATCCTGAACGCAACCAAAGATAAAGCCAACAAGTCAGAACTCACGCAGACAGCTGAGGAGCTCTCTAGTAAGATAGCGAGTGTGCAGGCATCCGGTCGAAATCTATTCTTGAACTCACTATTCAAGCAGGATATTTCAAAAACAGGAATTTGGACAACGAGTACATATACGGCTACTATCGATAGCGAAAGTAAGTATCTTGGATATAACGCTCTTAAAATTATAGGTCTGAATCCATCTGGTCGTGATGGAGGTAATCCCAAGGTTACTTATCCAGCTCTGGGTCAATTCGGGAAAGTAATTCCCGGAAGTACGACTAATCAAGATGTAACCATTAGTTTTTATGCTAAGGCAAATAAAAATGGAATAATGCTAAGATCTCGATTAGGGAATATCGGATATAAAACTGGAAATGTGACATTGTCGACAGAAATTAAACGATATGTTGTCCATATTCCAAAAGGTTGGACAAACGAATCCAAGCAGACCACAAATGAATGGTTGTTCAATTTCAACCAGGAAGGAACCATTTGGATTTGGATGCCGAAGTTTGAAATAAGCGATGTAGATACTTCTTATTCAGAAGCTCCTGAAGATATAGAAGGTCAGATTTCAACAGTTGAATCGACCTTCAAACAACGAGCCAACTCGCTCGAAGCTGGTGTGAATCGTCTGACTGAAGGCCTTAGAACCAAAGCCGATATCAGCTCACTCAATGTGACTGCTGAAAATATCCGGCAATCTGTGAAGAGTCTTGAGACAGACACGCAGAACAAACTAAATCAGAAGTTGAGTCAGGCTGAATTTGAGGTGCGAGCTGGCTCTATCCGTCAGGAAATCCTGAACGCAACCAAAGATAAAGCAGATAAGACTTTAGTTGTATCTGAAGCCGGGAAATTGCGTGAAGAATTTTCAAAAATGAAGGTGGGAGGCCGGAATCTATGGATAAAATCCAAGACGGTTGGAGCTGTAATTGAAAAATTACCTGAAAACCACGTCACAGGTCAAAAAGAATGCTATAGGCTAGAGAACAACTCTACTTTAACGTTCAACCTTGAACCAGATTTCAGCTCAAGGTTGTACCAAAAAGTTACTTTTAGCGCTTGGATCAAGTACGAAAATGTAGTCCAAGGTCGAAATTTTTGGAATGTATTTAATTGCTTCAAACATTATCTTTTTAGAAAAAATAGTGAGACCGGAGTACAGAGTGGTCCAGATTATGCTACGCTTGGTATGTATAAAGGTTCGGCAGATTGGAAATATATTACATTCACTTATGACTACTCTGAAAAAACAAATTTTGATCAATTGAAGACATCATTGCGATTCAATCTTGAAGGTGCTACAAGCGGTACAGCTTGGGTAACAGGAATCAAGGTTGAAATCGGTAGTGTGGCGACGGACTGGAGTCCTGCGCCTGAGGACGCTGATGGTCTCATCACTGAAGCTAAGGCTACCTTTGAGCGGACAGCTCAGGGCTTGCGAACCGACTTATCAGCTATTCAGGAATATGTAAATAAAGACGGTCAGCGACAGGAAGCCCTACAGCGCTATACTCGTGAGGAGAGCACGAGACAAGCGACAGCAGTCCGTGAGCTGGTCAATCGTGATTTCGTTGGTAAGGCTACTTATCAAGAAGATGTTAAGGGTATCAATCAGAGGATTGAAGCTGTTAAAACTAGTGCGAATAAAGACATCGCTAGTCAAATCGCTAGCTATCGTCAATCTGTAGATGGTAAGTTCACGGATATTTCAAGTCAGATAACTACTTATAAGCAAGATGTGGGCGGTCAAATCAGTGGTCTATCAAATAGACTTACAAGCAGTGAGCAAGGAACCACTACTCAGATTTCAAATATTTCAAATCGGATAAACAGTAATAAGCAAGGCACAGATAATCAGATTTCAAATTTAAAGACTCAGGTCGCTACAAACAAGGATAATGCTGAACGACAAATGGGTAGAATATCTGATCAGGTTTCTGCAAACAAAGCGAATGCTGATAGTCAATTTGCGAATGTGACCAATCAACTAGCGCGAAAAGTAGAGACTACTGACTTCCAGCGTGTTAAGGAAACCAGTAAACTTTACGAGCGGATTTTGGGCAATACTGAAAATGGAATTGCGGATAAGGTTGCTCGCATGGCTCTGACCAATCAACTGTTTCAGGTTGAGGTTGGGAAATATAGTGTAAGCGGCCCTAACCTCATTAAGAATAGTGATTTTAAAAATGCTACGAATGAATGGGGCTCAACTCAAAATTTAGGAAGATTGGTTAAGCATAGCTTTTATCACAACGGGCAGAAAGACCTTATGCGTTTAAGTAATGCAACTAAAAACGAAAACTTTTTGTATAGTCACCGTTTTAATCTTGAACGAAATACTGACTATGTACTGAATTTTAGAGGATTTAACAACAGTGCTCTCGCAAGCTATGATGTTTATATTTTGGGACGAAGAGCAGGCGAGAGCGATGGATTCACAATCGTTAAGAAAGTTGTTAGCAGCAAGAAACTATCTACCTCTAGATGCGAAGATGTCTCAGTAACTTTTAATTCCGGAGAAATGGATAATGCTTACATTCGTTTTGATAACAATGGCTCATCATCAGGAACAGCTGATTTGTATATTACAGAAGTTGACTTGTACAAAGGTTATAAACCTAGAACATGGCAACCACATCCAGAAGATGTGGTCGCAGATGCGAATAAGAAGCTTGAAGCCACGCAAACAAAAATGACTCTACTAACTGGCTCATGGGCAGTTCAAAACATCAACTCGGCTGGAGATATCATCTCTGGAATCAATCTTGGCGCCAATGGACATAACCGCTTTGTTGGGAAATTGACCCACATCACTGGAGAGACCCTGATTGACAGAGCAGTCATCAAGTCTGCCATGGTTGATAAGTTGAAAACGGGCAATTTTGAAGCTGGTTCGGTCACGACTACGATATTAGAAGCTGAAGCGGTAACTGCTGAGAAGTTGAAAGTTGACAATGCGCTTATTAAAAAATTAACTGCAAATGATGCTTTTATTGACCAACTGACATCTAAACGTATCTTCTCTACTAAGGTTGAGTCCGTCATTTCTAGTTCAACCTTCCTAGAAGCCTATCAAGGTCGAATTGGTGGATTCACACTTGGTCAATTTGACCAGGGTGGCGGTCGCTGGATTTCAGGTGTCAATCAGTTCTCTGTTGGTATGGGGAATGGTGCCGGGCATGGAGTCCGGACAGCCTTCTGGGCGAACTGGGGAAATAATTGGAACTATGCCGGACCTAAAGCATGGAACGTCAATACTGATGGGAAAATGTACTGTAGGAATGAAGTCGGTTTTTATGATCAAGTGGATTTTTCGAATTCATCGAGAGCAAACTTCTATGGGAATACTACTTTTTCTCGTTCTCCTGTGTTTTCAAATGGTATCGAACTTGGAAGTAAAGATGTGCTTGGTGATGGTTGGAATCCCAAAGGCGGAAGGAATGCGGTTGTTTGGTGGAATCAGGTCGGTAGCGGTAGCGTGAAGTATTGGATGGAACAAAAATCAGACAGACGCTTAAAAGAGAACATCACAGATACAGCTGTGAAAGCCTTGGATAAAATCAACAGATTAAGAATGGTTGCATTTGATTTCATCGAAAATAAGAAACATGAGGAGATTGGTCTAATAGCTCAAGAGGCTGAAACCATCGTTCCAAGAATTGTCTCACGAGATCCTGAGAATCCAGATGGCTATCTACATATCGACTATACCGCTTTAGTTCCTTACTTAATCAAGGCTATTCAAGAATTAAATCAAAAAATAGAAAAAATGGAGAAAACAATAGCATGAATAACAACATGTTGACCAATATCGCACTTAAAGCAATTTAAGAGCTTGCTCTTGAAAATAGAAAACGAACACACAGATTGGAGAACTTAGAAAATGAACACAGAACAGCTTAACCAAGCCTTACAAATGACAATTAGTGAAATGTCAACAACTTCAACAAATTCGATGATTACAAGTAATATCTTGAGTATTCAGTTGAATGAGCAAAGGGAAGAGAATCAAAGACTTCAAGCACGAGTGGATGAGCTGGAAGCTCTGCTTGATGAACAAACTAAACCAGCAGACAAAGGAGAATAGACATGGCAGAAACAATTCAAAACACAGATAACTTGCTAGACCTTACAAAAATCACAGAACCATTTGATCTTGCGAGTGCTTTGCGCTACATGAAAGAAAGTGGAGAGTTCATTCGTTGCAAGAATGTAAACGATGATTTCTATATGTATCGTGATGTTCAAAAACGTCCTGTGTTCGTAAATGGCCGTCGCCAATTCAAGGATGTTGAAACCGTTTGGGCGTTCAACCAGTGGGGTGGTACAATCGCAACAATCAACGTAGCCGTTCTGTTTAATCAGGAATTCTATATCATGAAATTTGATGCAGAGGGCAATCCTGACTGGACGGATCCAACGGTAGAACCTAAAGAATAGGAGACGTGTATGCAAATTGAATTTTTCAATTTTTTCCGAAGCGTCGTCCAGACTGAAGATGGTCTGGTCTTGTACGCTCTGGCATTGATTGTCTCAATGGAAATCATTGATTTTGTCACAGGGACGATTGCGGCGATTATCAATCCTGACATCGAGTACAAGAGCAAAATCGGCATTAACGGGCTCCTTCGTAAGATTTCAGGGGTTCTCTTACTGATGATCCTCATTCCGGCGTCCGTTTTGTTGCCTGAAAAGACAGGTTTTGTATTCTTGCACTCAATCTATCTCGGGTACATCGCATTTACTTTTCAATCTCTCATTGAAAATTACCGCAAATTAAAAGGAAATGTTACTCTTTTTCAGCCGATTGTAAAAGTATTTCAGCGATTACTTGAAAAAGATGATGATACGAAAAAAGGAGAATAACAAATGCAACAAATTACTGAAATCATTACTAATGGAGCAATCAGCATCCTTGTTATTTTGGCTGGTATCGCAGTCAAGGCAGTCAAGGAATACCTCGTCAAAAAAGGTGGAGAAAAGACTATCAAGATTGTTGAAATCTTGGCTAAGAACGCAGTTAATGCCGTGGAGCAGGTAGCTGCTGAAACTGGCTACAAGGGAGATGAAAAACTGGCACAGGCTCGTGCTAAAGTCCGTGCTGAGCTTACAAAATACAATATCAGTATGACGGACAAGGACTTAGACACCTTTGTGGAGTCAGCCGTGAAGCAGATGAACGACGCTTGGAAAGGACAAGAGTA